CCCGCCAACGATGGTTCCGGCTCTAGCCGTGCAAAGCACTCCCATGTTAGTCTGTGATGTTTGTTGTAAGTCACCTGTAGAAGATGTCAAAGTTACGCTGGGGTATTTTGGAGGACCAAAATATCCGAAGGGAATAAGTGCCGGGTTTGTTGCGCCGGCTTCGACATCATCATTAAGCTCGACATATATATATCTAGATGAATTCTCATAATTGCCATATCTGCGTAATCTTGTGTTTCCTTCATCCCAAGCATGGTAAACATCGCCGATTCTTTTGGAGATGAAGTTAGGTGATGTGGGATCTAGGCTGAGGTTGTCGTATCTTTCTAAGATTTGTTGGCTTGAGTCTGTGTCTCCGAGAGTACGAATAATGACCGAGAAGGAACCGTATTCATCCGCTAAAGATGCAGGTCCTCGAACTCTATCAATTTGAACCTTGGCGTTTTTATGTAACCACTCGCCATGGCCGCGGCCTTTGAGTCGGAAAAGTTTTTGTTGTGCTGCTGGGTTGTACACTTCTGCAGGACCTGTATCCTGCGAAATAAACCAGCCGGCTTTGCCTTCCTGAGATCCTCCGGAAACACCTTTCATTTTCATTGGGCCGGTTGATGGCGCAGTAATAGAGCCTGAGCCTAACGGGAGCATAATCCCGATAAGAGGTGCCGTCACGGAAGATAAACTATCTCTTAGAAATTGTTCGTAGGTCTCGCCAAGCCAGTAGTCTTTTTCTGCACTAGCTGGGTAAAAACTTCCAGATGAAAGCAGCGTCGGGTTTGTACTGAGCTGTTTTCTGACGAAATTTTGACTGGAATCATCAAAAGAAACTGCGAAGTTTTCTGTACTGGGTGATGTGGCGCCAACTTTAGTATATTGAAGCTTGAAAACGCCACTGGCGTCAGAGTTGATATATGCACCCAAAGATGCTGTGTGTACTAAGCTACCCAAGTCTGCAGTCGACATGACTGCCCCACTAAGAAGCATAGCGCCGGCGTCACAATAGAAAGTAGCACCAAGATAAAACGAACCGGTACCGGAAAGGCCACCTGTGTTTGTTATACTGCCAGAATGAGCAACAAAAAGCCCATATGCACCACCGCCGTAGCGTGCGGAAGCGTCGGCTGGGTTACCGTTGGTCTGCCACCCGCACTCGCCATCACTAGTAGCATTTGCTGCTTGTTGACCTAATAATCGAACATATGTAAGAGGCGCAACACCAGACTTCAAGAAAGCTTTGGCTGCGTATGTACTATACATTGGTGATTGGTTGTTACCATCTCGGTAAACATCTCCGCCACCCTTACCGGGCACTGTTTCACCAAACTGGGAAACAAATTCTTGATAGTTGTTGACCTTAATTGGGGTCATCGCTAGCCCTTTTTGGGCGCGACCTATGACAACAGGTCCGATGACAGGGGGCTCAGGGGTTAAAAATGATTCATCGATCTCGTTGATGAATATCCCGGGAGATACGAACTTAAAGTTTTTAATTGACATTTAGCAAATTCCTCTCTTGTGTTATAATCGCTTTGCGGATTACCAGCTAATCAACAGTAAATAGTAAACCCATTTTCAAAAGTCTTCTGATATAAGAAGAAATTAACCGGTTTCAGGAACTAATCGCCAAAAAAGTCAGTTTCTCCCGGAAGTGGTATGGTTTCCCTAGGAAATGTTAACTCAACTGTGTTTTCGTCTATTCTCACTATCTTGCGATCATCGTTGTCTCCCTCACCAATTAAATATCCCAACACTTTTATAGTAACATCAGAGTTGAACATGCGCACATCTTCTCCCAAGTTGCCCACATTATCATTAGCAGTAAAACTTTGATCAATGAAGGCCTCATACATATGGCCATTTCTTCTCATAACAAAGGAGTTAATCTGGCCGGTTCTGGTGATGAAAGGTGCTATTAATTCGTTCATTTGTTGTTGATATTCTGTTTTGATACTAATCTTGTAGTCAACATTTATATAAACAGGAATTGGGATTGATAAAGTCTGTATTACGATCTTTTTGTTAATTCGAGGAAAATTGTTTTGTAATTTACCATCAGTATTCATTCTTGTGCCGGCAGCTACAGCAAAATTTCTTGTTTTATCCTGAACTATTCTTTTAGCTATGGTGATCCGGCCGGTACGACCATCTTTTTTATCTGAATAAATATGTGCTTGATATGACCCCTTTCTACTTGGATCTTTTGTGATACCTGTTCTCTGTACACTGATTAGCGGCAATTTAAGTGCTCCTGAACCATCTCTGAGGTCTTTGTCATTTTTTACCTGATATGCCCTTTCAGGAACCTGCCATAACACTTCCACTTTTTTGCGGCCCTCATTTGTGGTTGCAAAAAGTTCTAAGTCTTTTTTTAGCCACGAAGTAATAGCATAATCAATGTCTTCAATCGTAGATTCAAGCATGCCAATTTCTCGAAGGCCCACAGAGCCAGTATTGGGAAGCTCGGGTAACATGGCAAAATCAAAATTATTAGGAAGCATCAAAAAGACCCTTTCTTGCTTTCTTCGCCGTTCCAATTATTTCAAAAGTTTGATCTACTTGACCAAACAGCTTGCGAGGAGTGGAAAGCTTAGTAAGTTCATAATAATTATCACCATATAAAATAAAGTCGCCCTCACGAACATATAGATCTTGATCTTCATTTAATCTACGCTTATGAAATTTAACAGTGATAATAGAATCAGCGTCTACTCCAACACCTTCCATATATGCCGTTGCTTCTTCATCGTATGCAACCAAAACATATACCCTGACCGGCGACAAAAAGGTTTTCTCTATAGCTTCTCCGTATAAATCATGAAAGTTGGTTCTTTCGAGGTCGATCGCATAATATAAAATAGCTTGACCAATAACTTTTTCAATAAGCTCATCATTTACCTGTTTAACTAAGTCGCGTTCTTTCTTACCAAGAAAGAGCGGCGGAGGAGGCTGTTCTGGTCTTTTCCATTCATCTGACATCTATCGATTATCCTACAAAAATTGGTACGGGGGAGAATGCGAATGTTTTAGCGGCCGCATCAGCCTTTTCAGCGTCATATTTGACAAGCTCTTTGTATTCGGTGGAAGCAAGTGTCTCGTTCAACTTATCTTTTAACTCTTGTTGTTCAGTCTTTGCTTGACTCAGCAGTTCATTGTGATTCAGGGTAACGCTTTCGCCGGGAATTGGGATGGTGGTGAATTTGCCACGAATTTGCCCCAACATTTCTTTACAGAGCGCCAAAGAATATTTCCTAATCCATTGCTTACCCATAGAGTTGATATTTTTATACGGAATATTCTCGTATGGTAATGTATTTAAATTGTTAACGCCTAGTGTCCCATCATCATAGCCTGCAATGTCGGCTGTAGAATCTTCTTTAATATAAAAGTTGAACCACAGTCGGTCTAAACCGCCTCCAAACGATTGCGGAGTTGGATAAAGTCTTAATTTGTTATTCCTGAGTTCATATGAAAAATGAGATGTTCTTGTATATATTGAATCTTCATACATAATCGCTTGCATCTTGTTCTGCCATGTCGGAATTAATTCAAATGTGGAATCATCCGAAAATTGGCCGTAGGTATTTAAGTTTCCAACCACATTGATACCCCCATAATAGCCAAAAAACCTCCACATGGCTCTGGGGGTCTTATAATATACCTTTGTCACGAAAATTCTCTTGCCGTCGACAGAGCCCGAAAAGGAAATTGTGTCGCCCAAATCATCAACCCCGTTTGCGCTAGCGCTATTTATAATATATTGTAAATCATAATCTTGCTGATTGGTGTTTGGTTTAAAAGAGCCCGAATAGATTGATTGGGTACCGCCATAACCAGTTTGTGATATAAGACCATCACCGACCCTCTGTGCATAGCTAGCTTGGAACCTTGGGACTCTCAGATTGGAGCCTGTGGGGCGTATTGAACCAATTAACTCGCCCTTGTGGTTAAAAGTCCCCGTTACATCGCCAATTGAATCACCCAAAGCGTTCTTGCTCTGGTGTAAATTAACAATATAAGAGTACTCTAAGACTGCTTCTTCGTAAGCAGAATAAACATTTCCTGGAGTTAACTCGATATCAACGACATCGCCGCCGAGCTTCTTATAAACATACGCAACTTGCAGCGATGCTCCTGAAATAAAGTTCACGGAGCCTGTGTAGATGCCGAACGGTACCGAACTTGCCACATCGTCAGTAGATCCGGTTGATGTTAGTATTATGGCGCTCGTCGTGGACTTAGGTTTAAGGTTTATTGGCATTAATTGTCCCTCTATAATCTAAGTAGTAAAATTCACAACAAAACCCCCTGCGAATACAGGGGGCTTCTTAATATCAAATATAATTTGCTACTAAGTATTAATCTTTTTCAGATTTTGAAGGCTTTTTAGCTGCTGCTTTGGGGCTCTTGCTCTTGGGGGCCGCTTTAGGAGCAGGGGTCTTGAGGGCGGTTTTTGGAGCAGGAGCGGCAGTTTTAGCTCGTTGAGCGGCTATTCTTCTAGCTTTACCAGGCATAATAAATTCTCCTTTTATATAAATAGTGTATAATAACGAAAAAGCCCCCGTAATGGG